TTATTTCTATACTGAAACCACAGAACTTACAGGATACAATAGCTTTATCCTCTTGTCTATCTTTAGAATATGTTACTGAAACCTTTAATTTTCTGTGTCTACAATCAGGATTTACTTCGTTAGCCATGATTTGAGTATAACACGCATCTGTTTAGTTGTCAAGTGTTTTAGAGGCAATCCACTCAAAGAACTCATCCTCTGAGTACACAGCTATACCTAGCTCCTCAGCTACAGCTATATCTTCTTGTGTTCCAGAAGATTCACCATCAAGCCAGACAAGAGCATCACAAGCCTCTATCCATGAATGATCAAGAGCCATCCAGTAACTATACTCATGAGGAGATTCCAGATGCCAGAAGTGATACAATAAACATACAAACGGAGTATGCCCTACTTCTACCACTCGTTCTGCTACACGAATCATACGAATTACATTCTTTTCTGTATCACCTTTAGTATATGGGCCTGCAATATAAACCTTCATAATTGCGGCATTACTCCTCCAAGACAATGATTACAGGGAAAGAAGTATCTCGTTTTAGATTCTTCTCTAACCTGTTCAAGTGTTAACTCTCTCTTCAGTCTTATACCCTCAATACGACATCGGTTATTCAGATTCTCTTTATCATGAAGTGTAAGACGTAGCTTGTTTAGTATATAAGCCATGCTAGTCTCCTGTCTCGACTTACAGCCGCTAGCGCGGCTGCTTCGTCCCCCACCCGCCGAGGGGCCGCCGATGTAGGATTCCCTGTCCCACAATCATTCTCCAAATCTTATATCACAAGAAAGACAGATACTCCATCCTTTGATTGGAGCACCACAGACACTACACTTTTTGGCTGTTCTTAAAATCAGCATATTCCTCAGCTCGTTCTTTAGCATGTGGGCCACTGAAGATTACTACATAGCATTCCCCATCACTTTCATAATCAGTAGCCTCTACTCGCCAATCTCCAGGAAAGAGCTTATCCTCAGCAACTTCATATTCCATCTTAACTCTGCTAGTGGGTGCTGACATCTATTAATTCCTTTCTTAGTGGAATCCAGATTGCATATCTATCACAACCTGAACACTTTACCTGTTTATGTGTTTTAGACTTCGTATGCGCCCATGAATGCCAGTTCGCGTATCCTTCAGGACAGAGAGTGTGTTCCTTACGATTGGGACAGTCTAGTTCCCATTGTTTGATCATTGTACTTACTCCTATCCCATTCTTTACGCTTACGGCGATTTGAGCGTTTATTATGCTCAGCTATACCTCTTTCGTCTGTTAGTTTGCGCCGTCTATTCTTCTGATCACGATGAGAACGACTCATGCTCGCTTCCCTGGTGAAACATCACACATTGTAATTCCAGGCAGATAAAAACATTTTCACTTGATCTATGGTAACTCTGATGAAAACGACACCACCATACTTGAACAACTGTCATGGCTTATATGTACCTTCAACGCCTCTTTTTTCTCTATCTTCAGTACGAGCATTCAGCCAGTGTAGAGCTTCCTGTAGACGAGTAATAGCCAAGCTATTTTCTCTGCATCTAAATCTCTTGTTATTGACATTCTGATAGTACTGTAGTCTGTCTATCACTATAGCGATAAGAGTTTCAACAAAAGCACCTGTAGGCTCATTAACCAGAGAACCTTTTGATTCGCGAAGAGGGCCAGCCTGAAACTGTATATCTATACCTACAGCCTTAGCAAAACCTCCTAGAGGTACACCTGTATTCTTATCCTCGAAGAACCCTGTCTCGTATGACTGGAGCATAGTTTATCCTCCTTATACTCATGCAAAAGCATTCCACCTGGCTGACTGTTTTGTAAACTCTTCTGCCTGTTTAATATTCAGTACGTTTATCTTATATACGAAGTGGTGACTACCTGTATAAAGAGTTTCCCACATATCTACTCCTGGTGGAGCACCTTGTTGTAGATCGGCCTTGTGGTCTACCTCTATATCAATTATACTCTCATCTGATTTAACTTGCTGAAGGAGATTTTGTAGATTCTTTATTATGGATTCTAAACCCTGTATAGTAAACCCTTGTTGACGCGAAGAATACTTAAGCATATTATCTCCTATCTGGATAGTGTATCGTAAATAACACCTGTTCTACAATCACTTCGCAGAGCATTATTTCCAAACTGATTACACGCTTCTAGTCTCTTACAGATATTATATACTGCTACCGTAGAGCTATTATCACAACTGCTACCCTGGCTACTTAACAAACCAATCCACAGAGCAGAAGTAATGATTACCAGAACAATACCTGTAACTAAACCTATCATGAGGTTTGTCATTTTTCTCCTTCTAAAGCACTCTGGAGCGTGGGGCAGGTTTACCCTGACACCGACGACCCCTACGCGGCCTCCCCGCGCACCAGAGGACTCTAGCTGCTAGACTCTCTAGGTCTTTTGGCTCTGGCCTTATAATCATTATATTAACTTGGCTTTTCAGTTTTGGAAGAAAACAACCACCTGATAAAAATGTTGGGCGACGTACTACTCCTCCTTTTTGTAACATACTAGCTATCTTCTAGTTTATCTTTGAATGCTTGAAGATAAGCAGCTTGGTCTAATGCTTCATCTATGGCCTCACTGATGAAGTCTATATTGGTTCTATCGGTAAGTTCACCTCCATATTTTCTCAGTCCCATCCTTCTTCGTTCCTCTAGTCGAGCTTTTAGCTTATCTGTAACATTCATTATTCTACCATTGGCTTCTTTATAAGTGGCCCTTGGAACTCAAAAACTAACTCTTCAGTTATTTCTAGACGTAGGGATTTATGATAATACTCGTCTGTTGTTTTATGTGTCTTTTCTATTTCCTCCCAGGCCTTCAGCTGTTCCTCAAGATGCTTAAATTCTTCATATGTAAGCGGGATGCTTAGAGTTCTCTTCACGTCTACTCTTGCCCTCGCTCTGGCTTAATTCCATCTTCTTTCACAAGAAGTATCTGTTGAGAAATAAAACCCATTGTATACCTGTTTTTTAATACTGTATAACTTCCATCTTCATGTAATTGCACAACCACAGCTGCTTCTGCTACTTGCTGTGAAGATCCTTCAATTCTATCCATTAAAGCCATATCTACTCCAATCTCATAGCCATCTGTTCATGTCTACGAATAATCGTTGTCAGATTCTCTATATCCATTTCTATGCCTATAGCACTGAATCCTAACTGATAAGCAGCTTCAAGGGTCGTTCCAGAACCAGCAAATGGGTCAAGCACTGTTCCACCTGGGGGGGTTATCAGCGTTACCAGATACTTCATTAGTGCTAGTGGCTTGATTGTGGGATGATTACTACCTTTACGCTCAGAAACACTAGCTTTAGCGGTATAAAAAAATCTACTAGGGCCACCTGAATCATCAAAGCCGTAAACACCAGTAAATGAGGGTAGTCCATCACCACCTCCGTATATCTGTCCAGGCTTACTGGTTAATATATCACGTCTGGATTGTGTATGTTTACCTTGTGCATCAAGTAGCTGTGCAGCCTCTTCGTCTAGAATGACATTAGCAGGATAACGCCCCTTATCTACAGATGTATACTCTACCTTACCCCTATCCGCGTAGCTTTCCTTTCCCTGCTGATAATTATCTCCACGCATATCTGGATATTGTACTGTCCTGGTCTCACCTGTGCCATCACCCACTCTGGATGCATCTATGTTAAGTCCACCTGTACCATAACTCAGTATGTTTCTGGCGATGGTTTTTTCTTTAAGTGGCTTTCGGGCTAGACAGATAGGTTCCACTGCAGGTTTAAGTGCTGTTCCCCATCCTTCCCACTCTTTAGCTTGGTCAGATACAGGTTCTGAGCTAACTTTATCCCACTCCATAGTATCTCTATTTTGAGCACCCTGATCAACATTAGCTTTGGCATACCCAGGGCCAGATTGTGTGCCTAATACATCTCTCTTGGCACCTAGCCTCTTATCTATAGCCTTAGCTATATCCTGACTTTTAGGAAAACCAGAACCATAGAGCCATAGGACACAATCTCGTATTCCAAACCCTACATCTTCAAGGGCTACAACCATTCTGTGATATGTTCTAGTACCTCCACAGGATAGTATATGCCCTCCTGGTTTTAGAACACGCAGGGCATGAACAGCCCACTTATGATGAAATAGTTTAACAGTAGAGATATCATCCCAATCCTTACCCATGAAGGCAAGTCCATATGGGGGATCTGTCACTATCGCATCAATAGAGTTAGAGGGAATCTCCTCCATACGAATCATGCAATCCCCATGAAGGAGTTTAACTCTACCGTCAGGATTAGTCCAGTCACCCATGTTTTATGGTGTGATGTGATTACTCTTGTAACGCTCAATAGCGTCACTGGTGCCTTCAGCAAGAACATAACCAGGAAGAGCTGATGCAAGAATAGATTGTATTGCCTCTGATAGCGCAATAACATCTAGACCTTGCAAGAACAGAAGAATGTAACTAACCCCTGCTATGATAAACTTACGGCTGGTCAGACGACGTACCAAATCTAACAGTATCTCATTCATATCTATTCTCCTTAACTACTAACTTAACCTCTCTATTCAGAGCAGGCCTCCTTTTTGTAGCTGACTGACGGAGGGAGGGTAAGTCCTGCCGTTCACTACAGCCTGCCCTGAATACAACAGTCAAGTTATTCCTTTGAAGATAACGCTCTATCTATCTCAAACACCAGTCCGTTAATCCTAATATTCTGCTTATCATAGAAGTTTCCTATGTCCTTCTGCATCTCCAGTAGATAGACCTTTAACAGCATTAGTGTCTTAGCTCGTTCGTCTCCAGAAATATCCATATCCACCATCTAATGTTCTTCCTACTGACTGAAGTTCTACTAACCAAAGAGAATTTAAAGCATGAAGACTAGTTAGTGTCTTCTTTATATTAGAAAATCCCACCTCCTTCATTATCTGTTTTGTTGAATGCCATAATTTATCCCCTAGAGTATCATATACTTTCTGTTCATCCGCACTTAGAGTATCCACAAGCCCTACAGTTCAAGCAGCCTTCTGTATATATCAGTTGATTATTACAATCAGGACAGTATAACCCTGCTACTATTGCCATCTCAGAATCATCTCCAAACTTCAAATTAAGCCATCTAAAGATATAATCCAGAAGAGACGTAGCAAATGGTATATCTTTATTAGCAGTCATACCATATGGCTCAAATCGAGTTCCAATGAATTTAGTAGCTATCTCCTGAATGGGTATCTGGTGCTGAAGTAAGAGAGAAGTCGATATTCCCAGAGCATCAGACAGTCCCTGAAGAGTTGATCCTTCTTTGGAGATAGTAATGAAAACTTCTCCCAACTTTCCATCGTCGTACATTCCGGCATTGATATATCCTTCTTGGTCGCCTACTCTGAACTTATGGTTTATCGCTCTTCTTTCATCTGGAAGTCGCAGACGATTACCAGCTACTTGACTCTTTACAACTTGGCTATCCTTGCTTAATACTTGTGTATCACGACTCTTATCACGGTAGATTGTCCCACCTTTGCAACCACTTTCCCACATACGCACAAAACTGTTCTCGATTTCATCTACCGTAGCTGTTTCCGGCATATTGATTGTCTTGCTCACCGCTAGATTGACATTAGCTTGAAAGGCAGCCTGATGTGCGACATGCCACTCAGGAGAGATTTCAAGTGCGGTTTTAGGTAGGTTTAAATCATGCTCTCTGAGGATGTCCAGAACAGGCTCTTTCACATGAAGCTTAACAGGAGTACCCTTATCGTACATTGTACGGTCATATTCCAGCTCATAGTGTGGCTCGATACCTGACGAGCATCCTACAAGCTGTGAGATAGAACCAGTAGGCGCGATACAGGTACGAGTCGTATTTCTCATCATAGGCGTATTCTTCTCTGGTGACTCTTTAAAGGCAGGTGCGATACCTTTTTCTATTCCTAAATCGTAACTAGCTTTATCAGATGTGTCTTGAATGAAAGCCATAACTTCTCTTCCCCAATCAACGGCTATCTCTGTATCATAAGGAATTCCTAATAGTGCTAAGGCATCAGCATAACCCATTACGCCAAGACCTATCTTACGTGTAAGTGCTACTGCCTTATCAATAACAGGATCTGGAAAATCATTTACATCTATCACGTTATCTAATGCTCTAACAGCAAGGGTAACATCTGTTTTCAGCTTACCCCATAATGTAGAATCTACAGGGTCGCTACCATTACGGAGACGAACATAGTGACCTAGATTCATACTTCCAAGATTACAAGCTTCTCCGTGATAGAGAGGAACTTCACCACAAGGATTCGTGCTTTCAAGCTGGCCAAGCCAAGGTGTAGGATTATCCTTATTAGCGTTATCTATATAGAAGACACCTGGATCACCTGTTGTATGGGATGATTTTGCTATCTCTCGCATCTTAGCCTTA